AAATCCCCTACACACCGCACATAGTCTGGTATATCAGTTGGTTAGATTGTCATCCTGATAAGATGGAGGTCCTTGGTTCAAATCCAAGCCAGACTACTTTTGGGTCTATAGCTCCAATTGGCTAGAGCAGCTGGTTTGCAACCAGCAGGTTGAGGGTTCGAGTCTCCTCTAGATCCACTTTATTGGTAGTTAGTATAAAGGTTATTACAGGTGGCTGTTAACCACTCAATACTGGTTCGATTCCAGTACTGCCAGCACATTTATGCACTCTTAGTATAATGGTTATTACCTTGGCTTTGTAACCCAAAGATCTCAGTTCGATTCTGGGAGGGTGCTCTAGAGAAAATAACAAAGATGAATCTTACAACAGTATTAGATTTTTTTAATTAGTGGGGTATTCTAGGTGTAATGCTATTCTTTTTAGCATTTGCTATTGTAACTTATATTACAAGTTGGAAACCTTACTTTGAAAAAAGGCATGAAAAGTATGCTAGTGAGGATACACATGCAAAATCATTAAAAGCAAGAAAAGAGAAAGTCTTGTTAGTTAAAGAAGTCATGAAAGACTTAGTAGACAGAACTGATGCAGATAGAGCTATTGTATTTGAATATCACAATGGTGGAGCTAATCTGACAGGTTTACAATTCCTACACATGACTCCAACAATTCAGTAGAATAAACTTGGTATTGATGAATTGACAAGTTAGTTTAATAACATGTTACTTTCAGCAATACCTCATTTTATAAATAGGATAGACAAGGAAGGTATTGTCTGGTATGATGATATTAAAGAACTTAAATCTGTGTTTCCTGGAATGTATAAAGAATTAACTGAAGATGGTTTTAAATCTATTGTGGTATGTCCTCTTCAGGGAGTTCACACTCCAATAGGATTTATTATTTTAGGATTTATGTCTGAACATAAAGTTACTAAGGAGTTTATTACAGGTGACTTATCAAAAAAATCTCAACAAATTTCTACCTTGCTTGATTTTACAAATGTTAAATGATAATGGAAGAAAATAGAATTGCAACAACTGTATTACTTCAGCAATATCACTGTTTTGATGGTGAGTTTTGGGCTGCTTATAAAACTTTAGAAAAGTTAATGGAACCAGAAAGGTTTGCAGCAATTAAGACTGGTCTTTTAAGGAGTAAAAGAATATTGCCTATGTATATAGCTGAAGTTGGTAAAGAAGCTTATGAAGATTCTTTAGAAAAGATAAATAAAGAATGGAAAGATACTAATGAAGAAGCTAAAGCAGCTGGTATAGCTACACACGAAGCTATTGAACAAATGTTTAAAAAAGATGTTACAATTCTACAAAATACTTTCGGTATTGCAAAACTTCCTGTTTGTCAAGTAGACAACTTCCTAACTACAGAGTCTGGATTATTTCCAGAATTTAAAATGGAAGTAAATATAGGAGACTACACAATAGTAGGTGTGGCAGATTTGGTTGTTAAACAAGGTAAACATATTTCCATAATTGATTGGAAAGATGTTGACAAAATATCTTTTAAAGGTAGATTTGATACAGGTAGAATGAAAACAAAGAACATGAGGTATCCTCTCAACACTCTACCTGATGTAAATGGAATTCATTATCAATTACAGTTATCTATATATGCTTGGTGTTTACAGAATTTAGACCCAACTTTGGAAATAGATAAATTAGAGATAGTGCATGTTAGAAATATGAAACCAAAAGCAACTTATCCTGTTGAATATTTAAAATCAACTGTTGATAAGTTAATAAAATTTCATATAAATGATTTAAAAATGAAGATGGAGTTAGCTAAATGTAATCCAATTGAATTATGAAAAAAATTTGGAAATGGTTTATAAAACAAATATGTATATCTATGATGATATATAATCTTGTCTTTAAAGGAGTTAAAGATCCTGAAGAATTAGACAATGAAACTTAAAGCATTATTATTATCCATATTCTTACTAATATAGCCTGTTAGTAATGAGTAGATTTAGTAGAATATGGGTTTTAAACAAAGTGAAGTAATTGAATATAATATAAACAATGTTAGACCACCACTTAAATCTCCAGGTTATAATAGTATAACAGTAATTGCAAATGATGGTAAAGAGTTTACTATTATTTACTGGGTTGGCATTGGAGTTCTTATAGATTAGAAAGAAACTCATGTTATAAGAAATGGTGGACTGAATATACAATCCACATATCCTAATGAACAAGCTCTCCAAGCAGCTATTAGTGCAGCTTTAGCAGAGTATAACAGAAAGTTGATGCCGATTGGATCTCCTTTCTGTTTGTTCTTATTAGGAAGTGGATATGCTTTATATAAGAAAAAATATGGGAATGAAAGAATATCTAAATAAACATAAAGGATTTATAATATCTTTTTTGTTTAACATTTTTTTGTGTATATGTTTAATGTTTAACTGTAAAGGTTCAGAGCCAAAGACAGTTGTTAAGTATGTGCCTGTGCATGATACAGTAACAGTCACAAAAGAAAGAATTATTGAAAAAACAAGAACTCTTTATAAGAGAGACACACTTGTTAGAGTAGATTCTATTTATTTTTTAAATAATGATACTCAAAGTACTCCTCAAGATGGTACTTATGTACAATTACCAATTGAGTATAATCAGTACAGTGATACTATAAAGACTGATAGTACTTCTACTGCAATAAAAGTTGATTATCATGGTTATGCAGCAGGTATTGACAACATATATCTTGATCATCAGTATAATAATAAGATAACAACAATATATAAAGAACCTAAAAAAGTAGGCATAGTGTGGTATCTTGGTTTTAGTGCTGGTTATGGAGTACAAGGTAATGTTAATACTGGTACATTTGGGCATGGCCCACAAGTAGGTGTTCATGCTGGAATCGGTATAGGTGGTAAAATAAAATAACAATGTTTGGTATAGATTCTTTAGATTAGGTTGGACAAATAGCAGAAGGATGGACTAATAGAGTTCTTAATAGAGAACAAGAATTAGTTAATAAAAGGCTTCCTATTTGTTTAAAATGTCCTTTACACACAGATACAATTGGTGGAGGCAAATGTGATAGAAACAAATGGTATAATCCTGAAACAAAAGATTTATCTACAGAATATCATCCAGGATATATCAGTGGTTGTGGATGCCCACATGAAGCTGCATTAAGAGTTGCTTCTAAAAAATGTCCACTTAATAAATGGTAAATTAAAATTTTCTTATAATGGAACATGTACAATTTAATGATGAATGTAAAAAGAACTTGATTAAAGGTGTTAATCTTGTTTCTGATTGTGTAGCTGCTACTTATGGACCAAGTGGTAGGAATGTAATGATTAAACTTGGTAGACATTTACATGTCACTAAAGATGGTAGTACAGTAGCTACTTATGTAACTCATGAAGACCCTTATGTACAAATGGGTATTGATGCAGTGAGAGATATTTCTAGGAAAACATCTAGTGATGTTGGTGATGGTAGTACTACTGCTACTATTCTTTCTAGGGAAATTGTAAAGCTTCTTGCAGATAGTAGGGAAAATCCTATTCAAATCCAAAGAGATTTACAAGAAGATTGTGAAAAAGTGGTTAATTGGTTGAAAGAATATAAAAGAGATATTACTGAAAAAGACCTTGTTAAGGTAGCAACTCTTTCAGCCAATAATGATATTAAAATTGGTACACTTGTAGCAGATGCTTTCAAGAAAGTAGGTAAGAATGGGATTGTTAAATTTGAGAAATCTAAGACAAACTCAGATGGTATTGAATTTTCAGAAGGCTTTCAATTTGACAATGGTTATTTTGATTCAAGATTTGTAAATACTGCTGAGAATACATGTGTACTTCAAAATGTAATGGTATACATCTCAGATGTAAAGATTAGTGAGATAACTAAAGTTGCTGAGGTAGCTAATGAAGCTCTCAGAAAGAAAAAGGCTCTGTTGCTAATTGCTCCTGATTTTGACTCTGAGATAAAAATAAATCTTTTAAATAACTTACATAAATTAGATTCTTGTATGGTAGTAGCACCTAACTTTGGTATTCAGAGAAGTATTCTGCTTTCTGATATTAAAGATATTCTTGGAGAAACACTTTATTGTGATAAAGTAATTGCTACTGCTGATACTTGTACTTTTGTTGGATATAAAAGTAATGAGGAAGCTATTACTGAAAAAGTAAATGCTATCCAAGGACTTTTAGAAAAAGGAAATCTTGAAGAAGCTGATTTAGAATTTCAGAGAAAAAGACTTGCTAATTTTACAGCAGGTATTGCGACTATTTATGTTGGAGGATATTCTGAAATAGAAGTTAAAGAAAGATTAGACAGAGTAGAAGATGCTGTTGGTGCTACAAGAGCTGCTTTAAGAGGTGGTGTACTTCCAGGTGGTGGCTCTGCTTTGTTTAGAGCATCTATTGCATTAAGTACTGAATTAAAATATTTAAAGGATGTACTTACTACTCCTTATTATATATTATATAGAAACTGTTTTGGTGCGGGAGAATGTAAATTACTTCCAGCTTCAATGAACTGGTCAGGATATAATTTTAAAACTAGAGAATGGGTTGGTGATTTATATGAAGAAGGTGTAATAGACCCATATGAAGTTGTAAAAACTTCTTTAGAGAATGCTGTTAATACAGCTTCTATTATTTTAACATGTTCTTGTTTAATTTTAAATGCTTAATGATATGACAGACAATTTTATACCAGTGTTTACTAATTTGTTAGTAGACCCTTATGAATTCAATCCTTATGAGAAAAAAGCTGCTGCTGATGAGTTTGAAATAACAGGTGGTGAATTTGAAAATCCTGACAGTGGCCAATTAGATTATAAAGAGCAACCATTTAAGTGGGGTAAAGTTATAGCAGTTGGTAATAAATGTGAGGTTGTTCATAAAGGTGACAATGTTTTATTTGATATAAGAGGTGCAAGACCAGTATTCTTTGAATCAGGATATATGGTTGTTGCAGAGCAAAACCTCTTATTAGTTGATAACAATCCAAATGTATAAATTATGGAAGAAAAAATATATTTTGTGCCAGGTGATGTTGTTACTTTAAGACAAGATATACCTAACAAACCAGTAATGGTTGTGTCTAAGATTGATAAAAATCTTTATAGATTAAAAGATAATCAAATATCTACATTAAAAGGAATTGGTTGTTTCTGGTTTACCACTGATGGTACATTCCAAGAAAACCTATTTTCTACAAAAGACCTTGTTTTGGTTAAGTCTGGTAGAGAGGATTAATTTTTATAATTATGCAATACTTTAATAGACAAAAATTTAAAGAAGGCGGTGCAACTCAGGCTCCTTCTGAGGAAGAACTCACACAAGGAATTGTTAAGATTCTGATTGATGGTGGTCTTTCTGAAAACGATGCTCCTGAGATTGCACAAGCCTTTATTCAAAATGCAGGTAGTGTACAAGATGCTGCTAAGGCTATTCAAAATTTAGCAGCAGAAGGTGCAGATCCAAAAGCAATTACTGCACAAGTAGTATAGCTTGTATAGCAAGCTGTTGCAAAAGCAAAGTGTGGTATGAAACTTGATTACTACAAAAAATTATTACATGGAGGCAAACCAAAAAAGAAATGTCCTTGCATGTTAAAGAAAGTTGGAGGTAGACTAATAGAAGTTGATAGCTGTACAGGTCTACCAGTGTTACACTAATTATATATTTTATGGTTAAGTTTTTTGTTTATGATAATAAGTCCAATGCCTTAACTCTTAATGAACCTGAAATCTTATTAGTAAAAGAGTTCAAAGATTTATGGGATGTAGATAGAAATAAGTGTAAAGAAGATCCTACTGGTAAAAAAAGACTTAAAGCATATAGAGAATTAACTTATATATATCTTGCAGTTGATTGGTTAGCTCCAGGAAATAAAAGTACTCCTCAAGAAAGACATGATATGGCAGTAGCTTCTACTGGTATAACTAAAGAGGAATTACAAGATCCTGTGTTTAAAGCTGCTTTTGATAGGTATAATCAACTACAGGATAGCTCTTCTTTATTTGGTCCTCTTTTAGCTGCTATGAATGATGCTGTTCATAAACTAACCGCTAGATATAGGAATTTAGACCTTTCTGAAAGGGATGAAGTAACTGGTAAGTTTTTAACAACATCTAAAGATATTATGGATGATTATATTAAGTTACCTAAGTTATTTGATGCTAAAAGAGAAGCAGAAGAAAAGTTTAAAACAGAGCAAGCAGAATCTACTGGATTAAGAGGGGGTAGAACTCCAGGATTCTTTGATAAGAAATAATGGCTAAACTTTCTAAAGAAGAAAGAGAAGCATTAAAGGAGCAGCTGTCTAAAGAGGCGGCTGCTCTTGATGCTAAGAAGACTAAGAAAAGAACATTTATTATGGACATCCCCCAAGAAGATAAAGAAGAATAGATTGTTCTTGAAGAAAAGCAAGAAGAAGATAGTGAATGGGATGTAAAGATAGGAGATCCTATTGAATATTTTGATCCTGAATTATCTTATGAATTAACTGGCTACAGACCTATTACAAAAGATAAAGGATTAGATTTTAATCCTGATGACTTTACAGAAATGGCTAGGACTTATGAAGAGACAGGTGAATATACTTCTCTTATACCTGGTACTGTAATGTTTGCAGATCTTTGCTATAGAGAACTTGATAGATGTATGAATGGAATGACTGTTGGTAAGTATCATATTACTGGTGACAATTACTTCTGGTTAAACTATTACAGAATGAAAAGTGTTGTTGGTATTAAAGGTGCTGCTACTGGTAGAAATGAAACATTTCCAACATTTATAGCAAAGTAGTATGAGTATTTCCATTATATGGAATTAGCTGCTAAATTAAAAAAGGATGTAGTTGCTTTTAAGAGCAGAGGAGTCGGTGCTAGTGAGATTTCTGCATCAATATCTGTTAATTTATATACAGCTTTTGAAAATACTAGAGTTATGGCAACTGCCCCAAATGATTTCTTTGTGGACAAGTTGACAGATAAAATGTGGACACAATTAAACTTCCTTAATACTCATACAAAAGGAATGTTTGCTCACCAAAGAATGGTGATTGATACTGCTAACTTCAAGAGAGCATCTGTTTTAGATGAGGAAAGAAATGAATCTGGGTGGATGTCAGAAATTGAAGGTAAAGTAGCAGATGTGCCAGATAAAGTCAGAGGTGATAGAACTGATAAGCTTCTGTTTGAAGAAGCAGGTTCTAATAAACACCTTATTGCTTCATGGATTAAGGGAGAAGCTTTGACTGAAATCAATGGTATTAAATTTGGTATCAGATATGCTTGGGGAACTGGTGGTGACTCTGGCCCTAACTTGGAAGGCCTCACCAGAATGTTTTATAATCCTGTAAAATATAAAGTTCTTCCTTATAAAAATAGATATAATGAAGCACAAGAAGTAGCCTATACAGGATATTTTATACCTGCTTATACAATGTGGTTTGGTGAGCAAGATAAAGGAGAAATAGGCTATGATAACAGAGGTGTAGTTGATGAAGAAAGAGCTAAAAAATACTATATGGATAGAAGAGCTCTTCTTATTAACGATCCTAAAGATTTAATGATGTATAAAGCAGAGTACTGCTTTACTCCTGAAGAAGCTCTTATTCTTGAAGGTGAGAATAAATTTGATAAAGAAAGACTTTCTACATAGTTAGCTAATATTGAAATTCATAAATTATTTGAACCTCCTCAAGGAATTACTTTAAGATTTAGACCAATGAAGGATGATCCACATTTGGTTGATAGATTTTCTGTTCCTGAGTTTGAATATGATTCTAGAAGTAAAATCAAAATAGTAGAGCTTCCTGTAAAAGATTCAAATGGTTTAGTTCCTTCTAATTTATATGTTGCTGGTATAGACTCTATTGATAATGATACATCTACATCATCTGGACAATCTGATGTTTCAGAGTTTTGTATTATTATCTTTAAAAGAATGATGGGTATAACCCCACCAAAACCTGTAGCAATTTACAAGGAAAGACCAAAAGATATTAGAATTGCATTTGACAATGCTATTAAGCTGATGAGAATGTATAACTGTAAAGGGTTAATAGAAGCAACTAAAATAAGTCTTGTTACATATTTTAAAGAAAAGAAATGTGCAGATTTGCTTTTAAAAAGACCTAGAGCAACAATGCCAACTATTAGAAAAGCAAATCCTAATCAGTATGGTACTCCTGCTACAGATGATATTATTAATCATCAGTTAGACCTCATAAATGATTATATTACAGACTACTGTGAGTATATAGAATTTCCTGAATTACTAAATGAGTTACTAAGATATTCTTATGCAAATAAGAGAAAATTTGATATGGTAGCTGGTTTAGGTATGTGTCTGCTTGCAAATGAGGATATGATAGGTAAAACTATACAACAATCTGTTCCACAAGCTTCACAAGAAGAAATAGGTTGGTATACTGATGAGTATGGATATAAACATTTTGGAAAAATTCCTAAACAACAAGTTATACAAAGAAATGAACAGTTTAGAAGAGCAGGTTCGTGGTTTAGTAGAAATGCTCTACTGTTGCAAGTTCCCAAAAAGGATTGATGTCTTAAAGGATGGCACAGAAAGAGATGGCTATATTTATACATGCAAGTTTTATTTGCATAGTTAGGTTTATGACCCACTTGCTTGGGTTATTTCGTGCCAAACTGATGAAGAGTTTTTAAAATTTGTAACAGAACAATTAAAAGAATCTAAGTTACATGAAATCTTTAGTAGGAATGTAAAGTTACATCCACAGGGAGGTTTTTATGAACAAGAAAATTGTAAATTACTTATAAGAGATGAGTAAAGATAAAAAGTATTTAATGAAAGAGTGTGATAGTGCAATTACAGAACTTGTTATTGAGAGAAAGTCTCTTTATAAAGCATATAATTACTATCATGGAATTCTTGACAAAAAACAATATGAGGCTTATGAGAAAGGCTATGGAGTTGAGAATCCAACCTCTGTAGAATTTGTACCATTAACAAGAAAGCACATTGATGCTATTGTTGGTGAGTATCTTACTCAGAAGCTTCAACCTAAAATTTCTTGTAAAGATTCTAAAACTCTTTCAAATATTTATAGAGACAAGCAATTAGAAATAGAAAATAGAATCCATAAACTTGCTATTTCTAAACTTGAAAACCATATTTACAGAACAATAATGGGTAAAGATCCTCAAGATCCTGTACAAGATGAAGTTATTGATAAAGAACTTAAGGATGTTGAAGATTCTGTAAATAGAAATTATGTATCTAATTATGAGATGGCAGCTCAAACTATTGTTTAGTATGCTATCAATTCTAGAGACATAGATTTAAAAAATCAATTAACAGAACTCCTTACTGATTTACTTGTTGGTGGTGAGGGACATTATAAAGTAGTAAAGACTAAATCTGGTAATGGCTTTAGACTTGAAGTGTCTGATCCTCTTAATACATTTATTGAGAGAGATCCAAAGAGCAAGTATATTAAAAATGGTTACAGAGATGTTGTTAGAAAATGGATGACAAAGAGAGAGATTATCATGAAATATGGTAAATATCTTTCTCAAGATGACAGAGATAAAATCAATGAGCAAATGCATCATAGATACAATGATGCTACTTTGTTAGCTGCTATAAATGGTAGAATTGGTGTTAATCTGTCAGATGGTCTCTGGGATACATATACAGGAGGTTTTGATAACACACATGAAGAAGTTTCTGACATTGTTAGAGATTTAATTCCTGTGTATGAAGTTGAGTGGATTGATACTGAAGGAGAAGGAGATGATACTAAAGCTTATAGATATAATGTAACTAGAATTGGTGAAAATATCTATATTCTTTTTGGTAGAGATGATGAAATGGTTAGAAGTATAGATGAGCCAAATGAAGCAAGACTTGCTCTTAATGGCTTATACTTTACTGATAGAACTGGTATTCCTTACTCTCTTATATTAGCCACTGCAAGCTTACAAGACAAATTTAATCTCTTGAACTATTTAAGAGATAACTATATTGCCTTATCTGGTGTTAAAGGTGCACATGTTGATGTTGCACAATTACCTACAGAACTTGGTACAGGCTTTGATGAAAGACTTATTAAGTACTGGGGTTGGAGAAAATTAGGTATTTCTCTTATGAACTCTGCTCAAGAAGGAGGAGAGAACATGAATACACTTGTTAACGGTTTTGATGATACATTGTCACTTAATGCTATACAAGCTATTGATTTAGCTATAGAAAGAGTTGAAATGACATGCTCTTCTATTACAGGTGTATTTAGAGAAAGATTAGGAGGTATTCAACAAAGAGATGCTGTTGCCAATGTAGAAAAAGGTATGCAACAATCTTATGTTATTACCAAACCTTATTTTCAAGCAATGGATACTGTAACTTCTGAAGTACTTACTGACTGTATAGATATTGCTAAAATTGTCTATAAAAAAGGTCTTAAAGGTGAATTTGTTCTTGGTAATCAAAAACATTATTTAGATGTTTTACCAGAACATTATACTTCTACAAGTTATGATGTGCATGTAACTGATACAGCTGATTTAATTGAACAACAAGATTTACTTAAACAAGTAGCTATCCAGTTGTCTCAATCCAGTCAAGTAGATCCAGAATTGTTAGTTATTGTTACTACTTCTAAATCTACTACTGAAATGAAAGAAGCTGTTATGGAAGCAATTAGACAAAAGAAATTAGAGAATAATCAAATACAACAGCTTTCTCAAGCATTAGAAGAAGCTCAAAAGCAACAACAACAGTTGCAAAAGCAGCTTAATCAAGCTATTAACAAACTTGGTCAGCTTAATGAGCAAAAACTTAAGATTGATGAGTATGAAGTTACTGAAAGTCTAGCTATTAAGAGGTTTGATGCTGAACAAAATGCTAGACTTAAAGAAGAAGAAAATCAACTTATTAGAGAAAGAAACCAGTTGGAAAGATTACAATTAGTTGATTCAAATCCTAATAATGATGCAATTAACAACAGAAAAAAATAATTTCTGGAAGGAAGCTAAGGAGAGGTGGTCTAAAAAATCACCTCCCTTCTTCCAGAAAATAATGAAATTTGCTATAGAACTTGGCTCAGCAGCAGTAGCAGTTCTAGGAGCAGATAAGTTGTTTGACTTACAATCAACTTATGGTGTTAATCCACTATTGTTTACTATATGTGGATATGTTATTGTATTTTGTGCTGCATTAGGTTTAACTGCTAAAATTACTAAGCAAGATGGTGACGATAAACCTTGATATATTTAGAGTAACTGAAGACGGTAAATATTTAGAAATAGTAGCAAGTTGTAATAAAACAATGTAGGCTGTATTTACAGGTATTTCTCTTAAATACTGGCTTTCTGATGGTTCAGTACATACTGTAGATCTTACAGATGCTTTATTCTGGACAGGTGAGTATGATGATGGTAAAAAAATTTATACTATGACACCTGTTGTAGCTACTAGAATAGATATTGAGCAAGCTCTTAAGATAACAGAACCTGCAATGTATCAAGTTACTATGACTGCACATAGTACTACTTCATCTGACACAGCAGAAATAATTGCAATGTGTTCTGATGTACATAATGTATATGAATATCTTGTACAAGAAATACTTGCTACTGCTCAAAGTTGTGATGGCTGTGCAGAACCATCTTCTGAGCTTTACATGAAGTATTTACTTTTATGGGCACATTTACAAGCAATGATGCTTAAACAAGTAACAGATGCCCTTACTTTGTTTCAAATAATTAACAAAAACTACAGAAGATGTGGTGGCAAGGGACCTGTCATTGGCTGTGGTTGTGGTAAGTAATTATGATAGCTGTAGGTAAGACTTTAAATGATACCGTTCTTGCTTACTATGATAAGCTTAGGTATCTTGGACAAACAAATGATTGTACTTGGGAAAAAACACTCTTCATGGTGATTGTAAGAGATGTTGCTATGTGGGCTGATTTCCTTGATGTCAGTCCTGAATTGCAACAAAAACTGCATGACCTACAGCAATAGTTTATTCTTAAGAACAGTGATTTTGTAATAACCAGAACAGCACCAGATGTGTATGCAACTAATGTTAATACTCCACAAACATCTTGGACATGGAGAACAATTAACTGGGATGTTACTGAATCTGATACAATAACTAAATTGGATGTAGAAGTGAATTGTGAATATATACCTAAATGGCATTTAGTATCTGAAGCTCAATTTGAAAATATAAAAGCTAATATCAGTACAATGTCAGAAAACGATAAAAAAGACTACTGGTTAGTCTATGATGTTAACAATGCTACTGAAGCCAGTAACTCCAGTAGTGCTGGTAAGCCATATTACTTCCATCCAGTAGCAGAAGAATTCAGACCATTTATTGACCTTATTGGTGAGAAGACAAGTATAGAAGCTATTGCTGCTGCACTTAAAGTTCAACTTAATCATGCTTGGGGCAATGGTACTCTTAATAGAGAGGCTCTTGTACAAACAGGAGATGCTGAAGTAGATAGTTTAAAAATGTTAACTAGTGAAGAAGGGGAGGACCTGTTCAATGAATAATACTGATATTACTGAATTTGAAAATCAGTCTGGTGTTGGTACTGCTGGTTTGACTGGTTTTGTTCAAGGAGCAAATAAGAGATACTTACCTTTCCAGAACGGTACTAGTGAGACTAAAATGATTACAATACCTTGTCAAGACCAAGATATTGTAACTATCAAGTTACTTTATTTTGATGCACAAGGCATTATCTGTGATGGTGTATTTAATCTCTTTATCAATGGTAGTTATCTCAACTTTACAGGTTTAAGTAGAGGTAGAGAATCGACATTATATTATACATATGATAGCAACAATGAAGTATTTAGAATTTTGATTCCTCAATCTTCTTATGCTTATTGCTCTGCTAGAAAAGCTTCTGTTGACAAGACTGGTGTTATTAACAATCTGTCTATCTCTGATGTGTTTGTTGAAAATTACAACTTAGCACACTGGACAGAATTACATATTAACACTGCTGAAAATACTCAATATAATAATTTAACTGTTATTATTGATGAGAACGACCAAGAAGCAATCTATGACCCTCATGGTGTTTTACCAACTACTATTGAGAAAATCAAAGAAGCATATCATGCTGAAGTAGCAGATTATTGTGAAGTTAGTAATCACTTTAATGAGAATAAGACTATACAGTTCTTTATTACTGGAACTGATAGATTAATTGGTACTCTTGATACTGACTTTACAAGTGGAGAAGATAATGCAGGTGAAGTTTATCTTACTTTGCCTGCTTACTCTACTTGGCACTATGGTACTGAAGTTACTGAGAATGGTACTTATGTAATGAATATCCCAAGAGGTGATTATTACTTAAATACTGATACAGGTGATGTTTACATTAGTTTAGGTAATGGTCTTGATATTCATGGTGCTACTACAACAAGCTTTGATAAGATTGGTAGTTTTAGAGGACCAAGAGGATACGCTGTAAACAACATTGTTCTTAATAACGAAAATGAATCAGATCCAACAGCATTTATAACAACTAGTGGTGATTATAACTTCTATGATATGTATGTTGGTGAAGAAGGAGATTCTACTGAAGATAGTACTTATATTGGTACATTCAAGGTAAGAAATGGTGTAAAAGGTGAGCAAGGAGATCAGGGTCCTAGAGGTGAACAAGGTCATCCTGTGTTCTTTACAACTACTGCCCCAATTAACATTGCTGGTGCTGATGTTGGTGACTATGCTGTCTATACAGGAACTGATGATACATTTGCTAATATTGGTGATGTATTTAGGTTAAACAGTATTGATGAATTAACCTCTACTCAAATCTGGCAAAATACTGGTGGTAACATTAGAGGTCCTAAGGGAGATTTACTAAATGCTGAAGGTATTATTCCTGCTTTCAGATTAGTAGAAAACCCAACAGAAGGTTCTTCTCAATTACAAGTATCTTTTGATAATGTAGTCTGGACTACTATTGGTAACTTGCCTTCCAAAGGTATTGTAACTGTACATGAGATTGTACCAACTGGTGTAGAAGGTAGATATATCTACAGAATCTACTATACTGATGGTACACATTATGATATGGTATTTGACCTTGGTAATGGTAGAGGTGGTGCTATCTATGAAGAAGGTGCTAATATCCATATTGATGAGGATACTAAAGAAATCTCTGCAATAGGATATACCTATACAAGCAGTAGAAATTCTTTCCAAGAAGGTAATACAGGAGAAGCTTTAGGAACAAATTCTCATAGTGAGGGTAAAGATAATGTTGCAAGAGGTAATAGTGCTCATGCAGAAGGTTTAAGAAGAAATGCTTTTGGAGCTTTCTCTCATGCTGAAGGTGCTAGCCAAAGTGATGCTGGTTCTACTTTAGTAGAAACTGTAGAAGAAGAGGAACTTACTTCTTTTGAAGCAGTTGGTTCTTCTGAACCATATCAAGTAAATATACAGATTGGTAATGGAAGCGTAGACCCAAGTGTTACTGATTATGAAAGTATTTTATTGTTTTATCAAGATGGTTATGTAAATCCTTCTGACCAAGCAGTCATTACTAACTATGAAAGTAACACTAAAGATAATGTAACTACTATTACATTAACTCTTGATAAAAAAGTTGCAGATTTACATTGGAGCCTTGATGATGGTGAAAGAATAACATTGTGTACTCCTCCACAAGATAAAGCTCTTTCATATGGTACATTCTCTCATGCAGAAGGTTTTAATACTTCTTCTATTGGTATTGGCTCACATGCAGAAGGTGATACTACTGTAGCACTTGGAGATTATGCTCATGCAGAAGGAGAAAACTGTAAAGCTTTAGGTGATAGGTCTCATGCAGAGGGAGATAATACAGAAGCTTATGGATTTGCTTCTCATACAGAAGGTAAGAAGACAAAAGCTTATTATTTTCAAAGTCACGCTGAAGGTAATGAGAGTAAAGCTATGGCTAAATATTCTCATGCTGAAGGTAATAAAGCAACTGCTTCTGGAGAATCTTCTCACGCAGAAGGATATAACACAACTGCATCTGGAGGTAAATCCCATGCTGAAGGAAATAGCACTACTGCCTCTGGTTCTACAGCTCATGCTGAGGGTTCTGGTTCTGTAGCAGGTGGAAATGTATCTCATGCTGAAGGTAAAGGAACTCAAACAATAAATGAAGGAGAACATGCTGAAGGTTTGTGGAACCAATCTTTTAATAACACAGTTGGTTATACAATAAGTACTGTTGGTGTTGGTGGAAGTGATTCAACAAGAAAAAATGCTAGAGCTATTCTTGGAGATGGTAAACAATATATTCTGAATGTAGGTGGCTATGATGGTGGAGCTGTAACTTCATCTCATTTGTCTATTCAAGATGTAATTGGTCATGTTGGTAGATATACTACAACATTATCTCAAGCATCACCTATGAATGGTAATTATGAAGTATACATAACTACAGGTTCTACTGTTTATGTTGGACAACCATCTAATACAGGTAAAGTAACTACATGTTCTGTTATCATTTCTAATACTAGCGGTAGTACTGTAACTCCTACTTTCTATACAGTAGATGGAGTAACTGCAAAGTTAATGACAAACATTGAAGCAATTCCTGCTGGTCAAGTAGCAGAATATGTTGGAACTTATATTCCTACTATCGGTTGGTTAATCAATGGGGGTACATAGAAAAGTATAGTTCAACCTTATTCTAACTAATAATAAGGAGAGTGCATTGACACTCAGTGTGCTCTCCTAAATTTTCTTAATTATGAATGAAATTAAAAGACCTAGAATAATTCATTATACAGGAGAAGATCCAGAAACATTTTCTATTGCTTGTGCAGATGCACTAGTGATTACAGAAAGTGGTCTTATCTATAGTAAGGGAAACCCTGTTGGAGGTTTAAGTGAGGAAGATATTAGTGCCTTAATAGAAGGGAATCATACATATTCTATTGATTTTGGAACAGATGTAACTACTGTTACTGACATAAATATGTTTGGTGATATAACTCTTACAGAAATAAAAGGTTATAATGCTACTGCAATTTCTTATTACATTCAAAATGTATCTAGTAGCACTACAACACTTAATTTAGTTAATGGTGTTTGGACAGGAAGTATAAATATTCCTGCCAAAGCAGTAGTAATGTGGACAATAACAAGAGCAGCTAGTGGTAATGCAGCTGCTGGATTTAAAGTAGTAAAGACAAATGGCAACAACTAATAGAGACTTTAGATGGAGAACAACTAATGGTAATAAGTATGTAGATAGTAGATTTGGTTCTGATGAACATGGAGATGGTACAATGCAGAATCCTTATAGAACTATTACACAAGCTTATTATAACCAAACTTCAAAACCAGGTACTATTGTTATGAGAGGTGTTTTCTCAGATTCAATGGTTGGTAATCACTCAACTCAATTAAGAGCAGATTATTATGGAGCTGCTATTTGGGATGGTAAGGGAGTTAATACTCTTCCTTGGTTTGGAGGTTATCCAAATATGATTTTTATAAATGGAGGAGAAGAGGTTCAAGGTTCTGATGCCTCTACTGTTGATGCATATAAAACCCTCTATGGCTTGGGGCGTGCTTAC